TCTTGTATGGAAAGAGTGGTATTCGATGGCTGGATGAAGAAAACGGAATTATTCCAGTACCAGCCAAACGATATACAAGCATCGTGAAAAAAGATACCGAGTATTTAGGTTTCAACAGAACTGTTGCGTATGCTATTTCCATTGATGAAGATGAACCTATTTCTTTAGGTAACAAACCAATCGAGTTAGATAGAGATGAGTTCAGAAATTCAGGACGAATCTTATCCACAAACAAAGATTATATGGTTGTACTTCCTGAAGATTTCATCAATCTAAGAACCGATACAACAACAGAGAACGGAATCAGTAAGTTGCGACAAGATAAACAACGCTTAGAGTTGATCGGAAATGTTTACCAACGATTGAATTACGATATCGTTTACGATGGTCCTGGTCGTTTGATCTTTTGGATGAAAGATAACTTCCTGAATGGTGGAGATATCGATGTATCGGCTAACGAGATATTAGATCAGTCTAATGCTACGAAAGACTTACGAGCCGAGAGAGCTAGAGAAGAAGTCAAAAAACTAGCTCAGGAAATCAAAAACTCAAGTTCAGACAACGTTATCTTGGGAAGTTCTTATTTCGAGAACAAATTCGATCATATTCCACGTGTAACCAAGGCGACGGAGTTCCTAGAATATCTTCAAATGAAAGAGGGTTCAATCCTTGCACAGTGTATAGGAATGACACCTGAATTGATTGGACTTGGAGATGTTTCAGGAAACGTTTCGATGGAAAAGATTATTGACAACGCAATGGTAAATATCATCATTCCAACGAGAGAGGGAATCGCAACACAGTTTTCTCCGTTGTTGTCAGAGAAACTTGGACTTCCTAAAGTCTACTTCGATAAATATGAAGCAAGATACAACGTGGATAGATCAAGTGAATCATATAAATATTCATTGGCAGTCAATTCTTTGATTCAGGCTTACCAATCCTCAGTGGAAGAAGGTGGCACGATTCCAACCGATATTCAGAATCAAATCATGGAATCCTTAAAGACATTGACAGACCATATTATAAAAATTTCTTAGGAGGCAAAAACATGAGTATTTTAGAAAGCATCATGCAGGAAGCCGATGTAAAACCAATTTCCAATGTAAACGGAAGAGATGTTTATACATTTGCCGATGCAGTCAAGGTCAATAACAAAGAGAGAGCCGAGGAAATTCTCGAAGGTAAAGTTGACTTTGGAAATCGAGTAACAAGAGAGGGTGGATTGTGTTATGCAAGAACACAGTGTCATGCAGTTGCAATCAATCCTGATAACTATTTCTTAAATCGCTATCGCAAAATTAAAAAAGACGAAAAAACAACGATTTATGAAGTTGTTACAGACTATCGAGCTATCAAAGAACAGTCTACTGGACGAGTTTATACGAACAACATCGTTGTTGAAATTGTAGAGAATTCAAAAACTGGATTGAAATACATGGGCAAGAAAACAATTTCAGACCAAGAGTTTATCAACAGTTTCAAGAGTAGCTTAAGCCATGAAGCACTGGCTAAGATAGCAAATGCAATCCTAACGGCTCAAAAGGGGCAAACAGAGCCAACGGGAGATTCATTGGATTTCTAATATCCAATTAAAAACTGAATATAAAGAGGCAATATAGAGGGCTAAGAGTATTTAGGCATTAACGTTTTTCACGTTTATTGCATAGATAAAGGCTCAATATATTGCCTTTTTTTGTTGATTGAAAGGAGAAAACATGGCAACTAACAAAAGAACATTCGATGTAAAAATTACATTAAAACCCGAAGTTTCCGCACAAGCAGACACTGTACAAACGACTTCAGAAGTTATCACTTTGGAAGATGAGCAAGCTCAAAACTTTTGGGCAATGTACCAATCTTATTTGAACGGACAAGGAGATGCTATTGGTTTCACGTATTATGACAAAACGAACATGGCAAAACCAACTCCAACGGCTACGGACGTTATGGCTAGAACTATTTTGTTTGAAAACGTTAAATCGGTTGAACGATTGGCTACACAGACAACATCCACTACTGATTATGATTGCAAAGATTTAGAGCTTTGCTAGATATGGAAAAACAAAAAGAAGTTAAGTGGTTTACCACTGAAGAAGAAAGACTTGCATATCTAAGAGGACAAAACAAAGAGTACAAACTAAAACCAGTGGAGAAGAAGGCAAAACGTGGCACAAGCAAAAAAGATAGCAACGTTTAAACTTCACGATGCAATCAAAGAACGTACTCAAGTGGATGTAGTCTATCGTGAAAAAGGAATTACAAAATATTCCTATATTGTCCTTGATCCTGGTGTGGAATATGAGCTTCCTGAAGACGAATTGTTCCAAAAATCAATTCGAGGTTGCGTGTTTAAAAAGCCTTATTCAAAAGCGATGGAAGATTCGCTTAAGGCAAATAATATTCCATACAAAGTTGAATTATGTAAGCAGTGTGGAGGGCGAGTTAAAAAACTTGCCTACAATCCGTTGGAGGTAATTGACTAATGCCAATACCTACTATCGTAAAAAACATTCAAAAAAGTTTGGATGTTCGTAAAAAAGCAAAGCAGAACATCGATGAATCCATCAACCTAGAATCACTAAATGAAAAGAACGTGATGTTATCCGTTACAAATTCTGCGTTCCTAGAGGACAAGCCAACGCGCTTGTTAAACGAGGGGGCAATTATGTATGAGGGTGGCGAAGAAGTCCGTCTATTTATCGAAAAAGGGGCGATACAGAAGTTTTATAACAATCTCCCTGATGATTATGTAGGATATATCTCTTTGGCACATATTCACTTATTCTCTTTGCCATTAAATCTAGGAACTTGGACAAAACAAGACCTAGAAATCGTGGATTTGGAAGACGGAAGACAAGCGTTGAATGTACGTACTCATTTAAATGATTCACTGCATATAGTACAAGATTTAAAAAATCAGGAAATCCCTTTGTCTGTCAGTGTTGAAATGGCAACAAAGATGGATTGGAGAAAGTCATTTGCACTTGGCTTTCCTTGCATACAAGAAATCGATATTCAAGGATTCTCCGTTGTTGGAAATCCTGGCAATGTCGACAGTACAAACGTAAATCTAACCATAGAAGGAGAAGATGAAATGAATTTAAAAGATTTGTTATCAGGTAAAAAAGAAGATATTCAACCAAAAGAAGATTTGAATACTGAAAAACCTGAAGAAAAAGAAGTTACGGAAGAAAAAATCGAATTATCTAGCGATCAATTAACAATTCTTGAAAGTTTCATGGAGAAATTCGAGACTTTGGAAAACGAAAACAAGGAATTGAAAGAAAAGGTCGCAGAATTACAAGCAAAAGAAGCAAAAGTAGACGATAAAAAAGAGGCAGAAAAAGAGGAGAAATTAAATTCACAGGTTGAAGATGTTCTAAGTCGTTTAGAAAAATTAATGAACGGAACAGAAACTTCTAAAAAGGAAGAACCAACTGTTAATCCTGAATTTGGATTTTTAGGAAGTCTTGAACCTAAGAAAGGAGATAAATAATGCCTACATTCGCAACAAGTGTTTTAGAAAACAATTCAGTTGATATTGTCGATTTCGCTAAACTTAGCAATATTGGAGAAATCGGTATGGCACCTGATTTTTCACAGAATCAGTTAGCAAACGATTTCCAAAATAATTTCCCATTGGTTCAGTGGTTATTGGGTACATCTCGTAGCCGTCAGATTCAGACTGCATTTAACAATGGGTCTGCACAGATTCATCGTGATTCTTCAGGTGAATTAAATATCGTGCTTCCTTGGGAAGTTGGAACTACATTGCCTGAAGATACTCAAAATGAATGTTGCTGGACACCACTTGATTTAGCTAAATGTGGTTCAGAAGTTCCATTAAAGCTATTGTGTTTGAAAGATTGCGACAAAATCTTAGAAAACTTTGTATGGAGCAAAAAACGTTTTGGGTCAAATGATTTAACTGGTTATTTTGCTCGTCAGGGTGAAACAGTAAGACAAGCTCGTGATCGTATGGCACGTTTAAGCATGGTTTACTTCACTTCTTACAACATTATCAATGGTACTTCTGCAACTGGTACTTCTGTATTGAAACCATTCCACGGATTGTTGGAAGTTGTAGAAGATAAAACAGTTATCAAAATCTTAGGACAGAATATCTTGGCAGCTTTTGATTCGCTAGGTTGTCGTTTAGCCGTGATGAGTGGTGCAAATACTGGTGAAATCATTTTCGCAGTCCACCCATTAACATATATGGCTATTAAAGAAGTTATCGTTCCAGGTAAATTCAATGGAGAACTTCCTGCAAACTGGACGAAAGATGCAAATGGAAATGTTCGTTTTATGGGTTATCGATTCATTGAAGATAAGACAGTTCCAGTAGATGTAGCTAAGGGAACTGGTGATGTATGGATGTTAGACGGAAGAAGTGTTGGTGGAATCATGGGTACAACATTATCACCAGGTGAAGATTTCATCCGTAGAACAATCTCTACAACTGATACACCATCTGATGGATGTGCTACTGAATGTACGTTCTACTACAACTTTGGTGCAGTATTTGGAACAAATCCTAACCGATTAGCCGTTATCACAGACATTCCATTAAGTGCAACTTGTATGGGTGCTACTTTGGATGGTTTGGATGCTTTGATTAAACCTCAGACAATCGTTCCAATTAACATTGCAACTGAATAATGTTTGAAACAATCTACGAACAACTACAAACAAGTTGCGATTGCATCCGACAATCTGATAAAAACGATGATTCGTTTAAAAAGAATGTCATGCAATTGGTCGATTTAATCAGTTCTATAACGTGTTGGAAAAACAGTTCATGCGAGACTTTCCTCTCTAGTGATAGAGAGGAGGTCTTCGATGTGGATTTCATCCGTTCTTGTCATTGCGATGGTGGATTGATGATTACCAATCTTTACTATAAAGAAATCAAATCTGAAACAATCCAAATTATTTTACAAACACGAGATGGAATCCATTTTGAAGAGATAGAGCTTGCAGACGAGGATTTCTCGTTCAATACGTACGAAAATAAGCTATATATCGACTTATCGCCTTATGGTATCAACGATATTTGTAGTTGTAAGAAACTGCATAAAATCATTGTTCGTTACACGGCAGGATATGAACTCTTACCTCAGTGTCTTGTTCCAGTGTTCTGTGATTACCTGCAACATCTCATTGCATATAACCAATGTGATTGTAACTGTGATACTTGCGAGGATGAAACGGAAAATAAAGCACCAGTTGAACCTGATACGATAGAAGAATATATCCAACGAACATTGTTGATTGCATACCAAAGACAATTGGAAACAATTTCCCTTTGTGGAAGAAGTTATAGATTTTTAGGGATGGTTGTATGATTGTTAAGTTTTTAGGCGAAAAAGGCGAACGAAAAAAAACTGGATGTCCAGTTTGTGGTACAAGAATTCGAGTTTCCAACACTATTTCATATACAAAAAGAATGATTCTTCCAAGTGGCAGAGTTATGGTATTCGTTTTAAATCGAGAATACGAAGTCAACGAAAAGGAAGGACAATTCTTATTAGATTACCATTACACGTACAACAATGAGGAGATACACCCTTTTGTCAAACGAGACTAATTTGCTTAAGGCTTGCATCGATGCAGTTCAAGGACAGTTCGATGATCTAGCCGAACAGTTCAAAGATGTTATGGGGAATGAAATCCATAGCAAAGAGGGAACGTTAAAAAGTTGTATGTGTAAAGAAAAGATATCCGATACAAGGTATTTCGTTGGAATTGATCAAAACCAACTGAAAGCTAAGGCAGGATTTGATTATTCCAATGCGTATTGGAAAGGAAGAAAAGAAGTGCGTCCTAAAAGAAAAAAAGCCCTGCATTGGGTGGAAGATAAAAAGGATGTATTTGCAAAAAAGGCAAAAGCAACGAGTGGAGACCCATTCGTAGAAAGGGCAATACAAAAATTCAAATAAAGGAGAAAAGTATGGCTATCAAAAAAACAACTAAGAAAACCGATGTTAACGCTTTTATCCAGCGTAAGTTGTCCGTTTTGAATGCACATGGTGGTTACAAAGCAGAAAAAGCCATGACACGTGTTATTGCAAAGAATAAAGGAGGACAAGCCTAATGTCAAAGTGTAACATCAATCGAATCGTAGCAAATAAAGTTGGTTATAACAAGCTAGATAAAACAACTGCAGAAGTTACCTTTAACTTAAGTCGTGATATTGATTCTTGTGTAAAAATCAATACAAAAAACTATGTTGAGTATGTAGGTTCTACTGCACCAGTTTATTCACGTTTGGCTGTTCCTCAGGACATGATTAACGTTTGTGAATCCTTTGGATGTAAAAACTCAGGAACATTGATGATTAACACAAACAATACTGGTTCAGATTCTAACTACACACATACGGCTAGTGCAACATTCGCAAAATCATCAAACGCTATCTTATTTTCTGCAGGTGTTATGTTCATGTATATCGACTTCCCAGTCGCAGGAGATTATGCATTAGCTGTAACTATCGCAGATATCAAAGACAGTACAATGACAAATGCCGATACATATAAGCAAACTGTATCTGTTGCTCATGAAGGTTATCAACCAATTACTGTTGACTTGGCAAAAGCTCCTGAAGAAACAGAGGGAGAGGGATGGACTGCAACTACTCAGGGTATCCGTGTAAAAGTTGAAGTATCTTCAACAAGTGCAGAAGAAACAGGATATATGGTAGGCATGTCTTCAATCTCATTCTTTGAAGATATTGACGATTTAGCAAATAACGAAGTTGTTAAACTTGGATGCTTAACAGGTATCGAGGGAGATGACACAATTGATGCATTAGAGGAAATGTGTTTAGGAGCTAAATACGACACTTCAACAACGACTGTAGAACGTACAATTACTGCTTCTACATGGACGCCAAACGTTCTTATGCTAAACCCATTGATGCAGAGAACAGAAAAAACAGATGGTTACTACATTGCGACAATTGAAGCGACAGTTAACGAATCTACAGACCATGAGGGATATGGAGAAGTACAACTTGCTGATGCATACATTGAAAAATGTGGTTTCACTTATGCTTCTTTAGCCGATGCTTGCAATGTAAACGATGCAATCTTAACTCGCATTGAACACCCTAATTTGATGAATTTGGATGAAAGACAGTTCCAAGTTGTGAACTCAAAACTAAATCCAAATGTAGATTTCGAGGGTTCATATCTATATTTCAATAAAGAATTAGTTGGTAAGACAGTAATTATCTCTTATCCTCGTGCTTCTGAAGTTGAATCATTCGTAGCAACAGAAAACGGAATCAACGAAAGACGAGTTCAAATGTCTTACTCAAAAGTTCAATCTGATGGTGTATTTGAAGTACATGAATATCCAAACGTATTGATTACTTCATTCCCACAGACAATCAATAACAGTGATAGCGAATTCTCATTCACAGTCAGTGTACAACGTGATGTGGATGGAAGTTTCTTCCATGTTATGAAACACAATCGCACAGGCGAATACCTGTAAACCGATACAAACTAAGGAGGCAATATAATGGACAAATTTACAATCAATGATTGGTTAGATATTAACAAAAGTCTTGAAAAAGCGAGAGAGGATGATACACCTCATGCCGTTTTAAATAACGGCAATCTCGCAGTCGTAGGCGATGCAAATAAAACGGAAGTCAAAAAGGTTGATTACCAAATTAAGTTTCGATTTGAAGAAGGAGAACTTCAAGCGTACCCAAAAAACGCTAAAAAAGTAGGTAAATACATCATGTTTACCATCGATTTTGAAGATATTCACATCAATCCTAGAAAAGATATGTTACTTGTCGAATCAGCTTTAGGCATTTATCCGATTATCACGGCTCTAACAAATGTTGTAGACACTCGTAATAGTCAGATTGAAGAAATGCTTAAACAAGTAGGTGCAGAGTATACAAAGGATGATGATGGACAGATTACTCTTTCTCAACCAAATAAACAGTTAGAAGATGAAATTGAAGTCATGAAAACGCAGGCAAACATTGAAATGATTCATGTTTACAATCAGGCAGGAGAACAAGGTCAACAAGCTATCTATAATTTCGTAAAAACATTACTGAATATCGATGATGTATTGGCAGACCATATGCTACCTGGTTCTGTGTTAAATGCGTTATATGCAACAATCGTTAATAACCCTGAAATCTTCAACGAAACAGAAACAGTTTTTGGATATTAACAGAAAAGGAGAGTGGTAATCAAACCGATAACCGAAAAACCTACGATGCAGACTTGAATATCTACTCTTTTATGGCTCATTATGTTGCCAAAATATTGAAAATTCGCCCCAATGATATTCTTGATCGTTGGGGTGTTTCTGAATTATTAGTTGCATACGGAATATATCGAAACGAGGCACAAGAAAAGGCTTACTCAGAAATTGAGAGCTATAACCGAACGGCTAAAAAGAAAATACCAAGGGTCAATAGGTATGCCGTGAAATTCTATTCTAGAAAAGAATTGGAGGAAGAAAATGTCTCAACCTAGAGTCGGTGCAGAACTGATATTAGATACGAAAACTGCTCAACAACAGATAAAAGCTCTAAACAAACAAAAAGTTCAGGTTGACCTCCAAGCCAAGAATCTAACAAAAGTTAAGTCGGATATAACAAAACTAGATTCTCAGTTAAAGGAATTAAACAATCGAAAGATTACTTTGGAATCCGATGCACAGTCTTTTCAAAGAATCAAAAGTCAGATTGAAGAAATTGATCGTGCTTTAGCAAATATCCGTAACCAAAAGGCTCAGATACGTTATTCAGATATTTTATCAGACGATGTAAAAAACACTTGGGTATCTCAATTAACGAAACAATCATCTTTATTGCAAGGACAAAAAGCAGTCCTAACGCAAGATAAGCGAGAGCTTCAGGATGTTTACAACGAATACAAAAAAATCAGTAAGCAAATCGATGCTTTAAATAAAAAGAAACTCGATTTACAAGCCGATTTTGGCGATGCAGATAAAATACAAAAGGAACTGGATGAATTAACAAGGAAATCGGCACAACTTGAAAGCGATAGGATAGACCTTGAATTAAGGCTAGAAGATTATCAACAAGTCATGTCGCAATTGAATAACATTGCGAGTGTAGCACAAAGAATTCAAAAGTTTGGAAACAGTATGGGCAAGATTGGTAGTTACATGACCAATCTAGCAAGCAACTTTTCTAATAATCCATTAGGTAGTATAGGACATTTCTTAGTTCAAGGTGTTGGATATAGTGCCTTGTATCGCATGACTAGTGGATTTATGAATGCGATTGAAACATCGTTCTCAGGTGCTATTAATCGTATGGACACGATTGCCAATTCAAGACGAACATTTGAGGCTATGAACTTTGACACAAGCGTAGTCGATGCTTCAATGGACGATTTGGAAAATCGTATTTTAGGACTTCCTACAACATTGAACGATGCCATGCAGTCTGTAACCATGATTAGTTCAATCACTAGTGATTTACCTAAAGCAGTACGTATCTTTGATGCATTGAATAACTCAGTTATTGCCTTTGGAGGTTCACAAGAACAAGCTAACAGAGCGATTACACAGTTCTCACAGGCAATGGGTACTGGTAAATTGGATGCTCGTACGTACTTGTCATTGACCGATGCAGGTATGTCGCCTGCGTTAGCTCAGGTAGCCGAAATGCTAGGGTATTCATCTGAAAATATGGGCGCATTTAAAACGGCACTTGGTGAGGGTGAAATCTCAATCGAACAGTTTACGGATGCATTGATTGAGTTAAACGAAAACGGCAATGCTACGATGCGTGCCTTAAATGAATTAGCTAAGGAAAACGCACTAAAAAGTATCGGTTCATCTTTGACAGTTGCACAGACACAGATTGAAAAAGGATGGGCTTCAATCATTCAGTCTATCAACGATACTGTGGAATCTTTAGGGTATGGAAGTATTCCTGAGAACATCGCTAAATTTGGTAATTTCATGCGTGATTCCATGTATGGAGTTTCTAATTTTATCAACGAAAATCGAGAACCAATCGGTGAATTCCTAGACTTTATCATAGATAAATTCAATGCAGTTCAAAACGAATTGTCAAAATTTGATTTTGGTGATTTCACAGACGGATTGAAAGACTTTAAACCAGTTCTTGAGGGTGTCGTGGACTTAGTAAAAGAAGTCTATGATGCATTCAAAGGGTTCGCTAGTTTTGTTGGTGGTGGCGATATATCACGTGGTTTAGGAAGATTAGCAGGTGGATATATCACGTTAGCCTATGGATTAAGAGTTTTAGGTGGTGTTCTTTCCTTTGGTGGGGGAACAATTAGCAAAGTAGCTCAACTAGCAGAATGGTTTGGTTCTAAAGGTAAATTCGCAAACTTTACTAAGAAAGGTTCTTCACTGTTCTCTATCTTCCAAAACAGTAATAAAAACAAATCCGTTACAGATTCTCTAGGTAAGGCAACTACTACTTTTGATAAAGGTGCATTCTATACCAAACTAGGAAATCAGGCTCAACTTGCGTTGATGGCAGGAAACATGATGTTGTATGTCGAAGCTATCAATCAATTGAATAATAAGATTCCTGATGATTTAAGCAAGTTGATTCCTAAACTCGCTACTCTAGGAGCAACGATGGGTGCAATGATTGGTGTTACTAAAATCATGAGCAATATGTCAAAGACAGTTGATCCAAAAACACAATTAACTGGAATTGTTTCTTTGATAGGTGCAGGAGGAGCTTTATATGTGCTTGCAGAAGCCATTGGAGAAGTGAATAAGAAAGTGCCTGATGATATAGGAAACTTTGCATCCAAAATGGCAAATATGGCAATCGCTATAGGTGGTATAGGGATTGTAGTAGGTGCATTAGGTGGCTTGGCTAGTTTGGGCAATGGACTTGGTGGTATCATCATGGTTCTTGGTGGAATATTCACCTTAGGATTGGCAGGTATTCTTTATGCCGTTAGTCAATCTATTTCTGCAATGGCAGACAGTGTCATGGATATAGGTACTGCTATTGAAAAGTTTGGAAATATAGAAATCGATTCCAAAGGTGTATCGAAGAACATGAAAACAGTTACCGATGCACTCGATGATTTAACTGGTTGGTCAGGTGGATTCTTTGGAGCGATTGGAAAGCTGGCAACACAAAAAATTGATGAAGGAAACATTGCACAAGCAAGTTCTAACTTGAATCAGTTACTGGATGTTGTAAAAGCACTTGAGGTAATTCAAGAAGTTGGAACATTGGATGGAGATTCAATCGAAAAGAACCTGAAAGCCGTTAAGGAAATCTTGCAGGCTTTACAGTCAGTCATGCCTTTACCAACAGTCAATATTGAAAACATGAATACGGACAATGTAACTTCCATTGCCGAAAATATAGATGCTTTATCACAGTTAACAGATAAACTCAGTGCATTTGGATCAAAAGAAATTCCTGATATCGATGTCGAAAAACTTACAGCCACGATTACCAAGGTATCTACTGTCTTAGAACAGTTGAAAGATGTTCAATTCCCTGATGTTCGATTAGGAACTTCTTTAACATCTGAGAATGCCGAAAACATAATCGGTGTCTTAGACAACTTGTTACAGATTTTCCCTAAAGTCAATGAGCTTATTAAGGTAGCAACTGAAAATCCAATCAATGTAGAAGATTTTGGCAGTGCTATCAAGAGCATTTCTGATTTGTTAGGTAAAATCAATGAAGATTTAATGCCAAGTGGTGAAACACGTGTTGGCTACAATATGGAAAACTTCATGAGTTCAGATACAATTCAGAATGTTATCGATGCACTGAATGGCATGATTAATTTGGTTACAACTTGCAAATCCTTGATGGATACATTCACGAATATGGATGTAGACTTCAAAACATTGAGAATGAACATTAATTCGATGTTAACTGCATTAGGTGGAACAGTCAGTGGTTATGGAGCAGTTGAAATTGACACAGAAAAACTAGCCCAGTTGGAAGAAGTTGTAGATACGTTTAGCACCATCGTGAGCAAGATGCAGTCTATCAGTCAAGCTCAAATCAACTTTGAAACCATAAACAGTATCATTTCACAGATTGGTACAGTCATTACAAATCTTGCCAATCTATCCAGTGTAGAAAATGCGCAGAATGTTACTGCTCAGGTCGATGCTTTGATAGCTAAATTCCAAGAGTTATTAACGAGATTGCAGGGCATGGATGAACAGTTCTTAACTGTTGGTACAACTTGGGGAAATTCCTTGTATACAGGTTTTGAAGAAGCCGATGTAACAGGACAATGTGTAGCTTATATCGATTCCATGATTGCCGAGTTAGGCAAGAAAGACTTCACACCAGTTGGTACACAGTATGGAAATCAAGTTGTCAGTGGATTCAGAACTGCAGTAGCGAATCTTCCAAGTGCAATGTCAACTGCGATTTCAGGTTTAAATGCGTACGCTTCGAGGTTCTCAAGTGCAGGAGCAAATTTAGGAAATTCCTTTGCAAATGCATTCAACAATGCAGTATCGAACTTGGAAACACCAAACATCAATGTAGAACGTGATTCACGAGGTGGCGAAGTTCCAACTGGATATTTTGCTAAAGGTGGATTTGCAAGAAGAGGAACAGATACTATTCCTGCTATGTTGACACCTGGAGAGTTCGTGTTGCGAAGAAATGCAGTAAAAGGTATTGGAGTGTCCTTCTTGAAAAAAATCAATGATATGGACTTTAAAGGCGCTTTCAAAGGCTTGATGTCATCGCAAGGAAATAATTCGATGCAAGCGACTTACAACCACATTGTGAACAATACTTCTAACTACAACTATGGAGATAGAAGTATCACGATCAATGGTGGCAACGAACGCAAGCAACGATTAAAAGCAAATAGATTTATGAAAGGATTGGCATATTAAAATGTTTGGAAACTGTGAAAACTTTAACCCTGTAAGACAATATGTTCAATTCAATGATTTGGTCTTTGATTCTACAGATGTGATTAGTGAAGCGAGTTACAAACAAAGCACAAAGACCGAAACAGAAGAGTATTCCTATGGTCATGGTAGCTATGTAAATTTCAAGTCCTCCCAACAGTTTTTAACTGAGGGAGACTTGAGCATGACCATTAACATTGACTATCGAAAATATAGAAGAGAAGAGAGAAAATACCTCAAAGATTTTATCAAGCTAAACTTGATTAAAGCTGGTCGCATATGGGCGATTGAAGATAACAAGATTCTATGGGCATATGCCTATGTAACGGACTTCTCAGACGATTACTACAAGTTCAAAGGGCATATATCCTTTGATATAGAGTTGAAACTGTATGAGGGAGTATGGCACATTGCAGACCCTAGAAGAACGTATCTAATTCCATACAGTACGTGTAACTTCCTAGAGTGCTATGACTTTAGAGATGATACAAATTGTGGCGATTGTTGTGTGAACTGTGTAAAACCAATGGAAGAAGATTGTGCATCTTGTCTGTGCCATTGCGATGATTTGGTAAAAGAAAATTCTTTATGTGTAGTCGGTCGAAATATCTTAGATGAATTCATGCGTTGTGGAAAATCATTCTTGCTTGTATATGACTGCAAGCGTTCAGAAGAATTCTTTGGCGAGGATTCATACGGAAAGAAAATCTATAAAGCCGATGTATGTAAATCAACGATAGCAGGACAGTTCTATTCAGGAACTATCTTAGACACAACGAATATTGATATTCGTATCGAGGGTAAATTTCAAAACCCTGAAATTAGTATTAACGGAAATCGCATCCGTTTGATAGGTGATTATGACGGAACAATCACGATAGATAGAAGTGGCTCAGTCATGTATTCAAAAGGCGATTGTTGCCCATTTGAAGAAGTGGATTTGAACAATGTAGAAATATTGGATGATTTCCTATTCACTGTGAAACATGGCATGAATAACGCAATCGTAAAGAATTCATGTTGTGAAATAGCGAGCATTTATATCTATGCAGATGAAATAACGTACTAGAAAGGAATGTGTATGGCAGAAGAATATTGTTCACCTTGTATAAAACTACAAGAAGAAAGTGCAGAATTCTATGAAAATGGTGTAACTGATGCAGTCTGTAATTCATTAGGTGATAACACTGGATTCAACCCTGAAAGTGGCAATAACACTTGTGATGATTTAAAGACTGCAAACGACTGTTTGATATTAGGAAATATCGAAGAGTTACCTGCATATGATGTCTGCAAATGGAAAGAGTTCATGGAACAGTTTTTACCCAATCAGTACAACATGAACGAAGCTATCATTTGTGCTATCTGTGGACTTTGGAATAGTTTGCAGAATATGTTGCTTATGAATTTGGCTATCAATGCAAAATACGAGATTCGACAAGAGACAAGAGGGTTATCTGTTTCTGTCGCTCGTAACGGAGATTGGGTATTCAGATATTCTGATTGGAATAACCTTGAACAAACTGAAAAAGTAGGAGATGGAGTTGTTACTGGAAAAGCCGATTTCTGTATGTCGGTTGGCGAAAATAAACAAATTTCATGGCATATACGTAGTGTAACTGTCAATACGTTCACATATACGGCAACAAGTGTTGTTCCTGCATCTAGACCAAGCATTACAATTCGTGTTCCAAATTCTAGTGGAGAGGTCATCTATCAACGAGAAAGTGTACAAGGAAATATCTCAGAAGCTATCAATCGTACAGTGGACTTGAATTTATCAGGAACATTGGGAACAGGTCAGAGTACAGATTGGATTCAGTTCTTATCTATCTACAATGACTGGGTAGTGGATGATGAAACAAACTTATACGTTCAATTCAAAAATAATAACGTGGATAACGTTCCAACGTGCTAGGAGGTAGCTTATGGCAGTTGTAGATAAAGATATATGTAAGGCTTGCGAGGACTTACAAGCCTATGCACCTGAATTTGTTATAAAAGGTGTAACAGATACGATGTGTGCAAATTTAGAAGCCAATCAAGGATTGATGAACAAAGGCAGAAAGAATTGCACAGATATTCATAACGCTATTGATTGTTTGGTTGGTGGAATGGCAGAAAAGGCACAAGCCTATGACCCTTGCAAACCGAATCAACCAATTGAAGATTTAGCAAAAAACGTTATGCACGTAATGGATATGTTGGCTTGTTCAGATTGTGGACAGTGGGAACAAATCGAATTGATTTGGGAAGAAATTCAAAAGATATGGGATGCTATTCATGATTTGCAGAATGGTTTAAACAGTGCAAACGGCGATATCGCAAAAATTAAAAACGCATTGGTTAAATTGCTTACAAACCTTAAAAACAGTGGTGCATGGAGTTCTAGTGGGGATATCTTGGACGGAAACTTTGTTCAAAACAGAAATATTGCAACTGGAAACATCAATGTATTTGGTGGTACACCAGACGGAAATTCATACATTAGAACAAACAATAGCAAGACAGAAAACGATTTAGTAGGTGGTATCTAATGGCATGGAACACGTTTTGGGGAGCTTATGATAATACAGGTCCTTATGCAAATGTTGTGCTAGGGGGAGACCCTAGTGCAACTGGCCCTTTTGGCATTCCTTTAACAGAAGCTCATAACAACGGATATGGTTATGGTGTTGAGTTTACAGACAATGGAAGTTATGGTGTAACTTTTAAATTAAACTTAGTTGGATATGCCGTTTCTGATTATCAAAGCTATATAGCCAATCGTTATTATGTTCCTTATGGTGGAACATATGATTACATTTTGATTATTTCAACTTCTAACAACAATCAACAGTCATGGAGCCAAATTTATAATCAAAAGATTTTCTCGCACGCTGGGGGAGCACCTTTATGTTATAGAGCCAATTGGCATACAGTTGCACAACAAAGTCAATGGAGTGGGTTTTTTCAACTTCCAACAGACACAACGCACGTAAAAATCGAATTAAAAGGCGAAGATGCAACTTTACCACATGAAAATATATATTCCATTCAACAGATTATTCCTGAATTTAAGCCTTGGGCAATTCGTAAAGCAAAACAATGGAATTCTTTGAATAGACCAAGTGGATTCTTCCATATTCGTAAATCAGGACAATGGGAAGATAAATCAATCATGAGTGGCAGTGAAACAGGAAAAGTCAATCAAGGAACATCGAGGATAAGAAAAAATAACAACTGGGTTGGACAAGGAAAGGTAGGTAACTAATGATACCTTATTTTGAAATCCTAGAATTTGGCAATGTAAAAAAACGTTTTCAATTATCCTTATCAAATATATCTATGTCTAACGAAATGATGTCTACACCTACGATAGACATTGATGGAGTAGCCGAATTACTTCCTTATTTGAGAGGGAGAAAAGAAATTCGTATTTATACAGAAAATGCCATCTTCTATTCCAATACACAGTCTGTAAACGTGAACACGAATGCTGGTGTATTAAGTATTTCTTGTTCTCATGTCATCAAGGAATGGGAATACAGACAAGTGCCTACAAACTATGCCACGAAAGATAAGACGATACCTCAAATCTATGAAGATGACGAGATGAAATATTCAAATGAATGGATTATGAGCTTTGATGAAAAAGCATCTCAAGAAGTCATCGATTATGTGTATTCAAGGCAAGATAAACTCAGTGCCTTAACAAGAACGTGTGAATTAACACCTGATTTATTTTGGCGAGTTCCTTTAACTAAGGATAAACGAATTGAAGTAGGTGTTTTTGGAGAGAAGAAAAATTACACTGTTTCTTTAAGACCAAGTGGAAAAACCAATATCCATATCTTAGAAGAACCTGAAATCAACGAGGATTGGTCGAACGTTATCAATTTGGCAACAGTGTATGCGAATAAATCAGACAGTGGAATGTCCTCATTGTCTTTGAGAGAGGTATATAACGATACATCCTTACAAGACCCTAACTTTCCAGTTGTGATTATTCGTAACAATATCAATAACGAACGTGATTACAACTATATCGATTATCCAAAACTAGCACCAAACAACCAATTGGAATATGCAGTTATCGATACAGAATCCGTTGCAATGGAAAGTGGATTGTTTATTGAGGGAACGTTTGCTTTTGACGATTTAAACCCATTCTCATTGGAAGAAGATGTAGAAGATGGAGAAGAACCAGTAGGAAGTGGAAATTGGTCTCCTCAAGGCTTTATAGATGAGTATAATGGACAATCTATTGATATGGATGGAGTTCCACCTGAACAACCTTATCAATGTGTTGATACATTCAAAAAGTGCCTTGAAATCATAGGTTATCCGAATCCGTCTAGAGCCATTGGTGGTGATGGGTATGCATGGAATATTTGGTTTAATAGACAATCCCTAGGATATGATGCGTATTTTGATTACCCAAGTACACCTCAGTTTGGAGATTGGGCAGTCTTTAATAAAGCAGGAGATACACCTTATTCTCATGTAGCTATGTTTGTTTCTGATAACGGAAATGGTACTGCACAGTTCTTTGGGCAGAATCAACCTCAACCATATTGCACAGTTACTTCTATATCGACTGCAAATATCTTAGGTTGGTTGCGTGTAAAATCTGAATTTTGGCAAGGAACATACAATCCTGAATCAGGGAATGGTGTTAAGAACATTACCGATGAGGACAGAATCAAATGTGCCAAGGCAGTGTACGATGCTACGATCAAAAAACTAATCTATGCTCGTAGAAAATATCAAATCACTGTACAGACCGAAGAATTACCTAGCGATATCAATGTAGGCGATAAGATTCGTTTTATTTACGATATGAAGAAATTCCATATCGAAGAATGCTCAAACTATATGCGTAAGCTTATAGAAGAAGATGATTGGTATTACATCGTAAAAATGGAACGAAACATCAATGCCGATGGAACAACCACTGGAGAACTTACCCTTGAGAAGTTCTTACGAGTTGATAGAGAGGGGAAACAAGAATCATGATGGATGAATATAGCAGAGCCATAAATATCCTTGCAGAGAACGTATACGAGCTTAAACAGAAGCAACGATACAGTTCTGTACAACGTAGAAATCAAAGTGTCGATATGTACGGATATGAATTAACTGGTCATGGTTCTGCAAGCAGTCCTGCTACGCTTGGTATCAGCGTTTCTCAAGATTTGATTTATTACAACCGATACGAGTTTCAAATCGTTATCGAAAATGCAAGTGCAACTTCTTTTAAGATTCTGATTGATGGAATCGATTTAACACCTTATTTCCAATCTCAGTTTAATGGAGCTTGGATTACTGGAAATGGGGTTTATCCAAACAAAGGAACTGCACATTATGATGTACTTCTTGCAACTGGATATATGAACGAAGCCGAAAGAAACCAAATTTTAGAACCAGGATATAAAGAAGTGCAAGTGGTAGGCAATGGAGATTTTGATGTGAAGATTATCAACTATATGAAGTATTCACATTGCAATCGATAGTTTGCGAAAACTCACTATTTTAAAATCCATTATATAATTTTATTGTAGGAAAAACGCATATGAACAGACTTGAAAAAATGGAACTTCACTTGAAAAATCATCCTAACGATTATCAAACTGCAATCGCTTTTTTGAAGTATCGTAGCAAGGAATTTGACAAGGAAAGAAAACATAAACAAGACCAAATGCGAAAAGATATAGCCATGTATAAAAGGAGGCTTAAAAGTGCAGAATAAACACTCTAGCGACAGTATAGCCGAAGATTTGATACGTGCTTTCACACAGGTAGGAAATACCGAATTACATACGAAAACACTACTAGAAAAGCGTGTATCTGAAATAGAAAATGGCATGATTGAGGATGAACAAATTTCTGATCAAATGGAAATCATCAATGAGCTTAAAGAAGATTTAGAAGCACAAGCTCAGACACGTAGAGAACTCATGCTTTATTTGTACAGGCTTTATGGAGAAAAAGGCAATAAGGAATATTGGTGTGTGATAAAACACTTGTCATACGCTATGTACACAACTTTTGAAGCATATCAGGCAAGCGATAAAGACGAAGAATTATTTTCTTTATATCTGCAGATTAACAAAATGTTTATCAAGGCATTATCGCAATTTCTAGGTGTAACAATCACGGAATGCAGTGCTTGTTTTGGCGATATCCTTAAAGCCGAAATGAAAGGAGACGAACAATGAGTCTAAATCCACAAGTATGTAAAAAAAGCTATAAAGTACACATACCTATGATGGGTGAAGCGTGTGAATTTTGGCTTATTACAGTAACGGACGAACAATCTATTACAAATCCTGATAAAGACCATGCTTATTTAACAGATGATGGGAAATTATTTGTGTTTAATGGGGATTCATTGGTTCGAGTAAATTGCGATATATGTTTTACGCAAGAAGAAAGAGAAAAATTAGAAGGAATTGAAGAGGGAGCAAACAAATATGTATTGCCAGTTGCTAGTTCTACAGAATTAGGTGGTGTTCTTTTAGGATATACACAAAACGGAAGAAATTATCCAATCACAAAAGACACAAAAGGAAATATTTATGTCAATGTTCCATGGGAAGAATATCAACTTCCAAAAGCAACTGATAGTGCTTTAGGTGGTATTAAAACTGGATATAAGCAAAACGGAAAGTTTTACCCTATTAAAACAGATACAGACGGAAATGCATATGTTCAAGTTCCATGGGAAGATACAAACACTGTCTATGAAGTTGTATCAAAAACTTCTAACGGACTTATGCCTATGTTGCCTAGTGACGAAAACGCTAGTAAACGCTTTTTAAATGGAGACGGAGAATGGGTAGTTGGAACAGATAACTCTATCAATGGCGTTACACAAACTGGAAGTACATTCAGTGGCGAAACATCAGATTGTGGTGTAGAAATAACAAAAGTTGTCGGAAAAACCGTCCAACAAACCACAAAAGGATATCAATTATTTGATGCGTCTAAGCTACCTACGAAATCACAAGGTGGTGCAACTGTTACAAATAATAATGATGGCTCATTCACTGTTAGTGGTCAGGGAAATATGACAGAAGATGTGTTTTTACAGTATGTTTATGAAAGCTCTGAATTAAGAAAATTTCTTAAAGCTGGAAAAATTTATTTAAACGGACATACTGGCACATATCCAGAAATTAGTATTACCATCTATGATGTTGGTGTTACCCCTGCGAAAGTTTATGCAGAACTTCGAGTAGGGTATGGAGAAGTTGAAACAATAACAGATGAAATGTTATCAATACCAACGCTTAGATTTAGAATCAGGTTTTATGGACTAAGAAATTATCCAATTAAACCTGGAACAATTAAACCTATGCTATACCAAGACGGAGACGGAACATGGGAACCATTCACAGGTGGTAAACCAGCGCCAAACCCTGATTATCCTATGCCAATTGAGAATGTTGAAATTAGTGAGATTGATTCTTATAACAAAAATTTATCTGATTTAAATACTGTTACGGGTGTTTCATGGGCGAATAACAATGTACAGTTATTAAATAGTGTTAATAAACTTAAACAAGGAACTTATTTTGTAAATGCAAAATTCACTTTGACAGAAAAAGAAGATGATTTTGATATAAGCACCGCTTTGTATGGAATGTTAATATCTAAAGGCGATGCACATCAAGGACATCAAACTAGATGGAATACTGATGTAATAGGAACAACAGTTGAAAAAGGATTTGTACTAAATGTAACTGATGATAATGTCGGGAAGTTTACAAACTTTTGGCTATATGGAGCAGGTTCTACAGGAAATGCAAGTCAAGGTAAAGCGGATATTACTGAAATTCAGATTGAAAAAGGTAGTAGTAAAACAGATTTTGTAGAAAGCAAATCAAGCACCATCCCAACAAAGATAACTCTAGCAAAAGCTGATGTGTATACCAAAGGCACAATACTTAGAAAACGTAAAAAAGCAATATTTGATGGAAGCGATGATGAAGCATGGACAGCTTCGTCTAGCCCAAACACCTTTTATGTAACATTGAGCGATAAAAGCACGGCAACATCAAATAAAATATTGTCAAACAGATTTGTGAAAATTGAAAGAACTACACCTGTCGCAAGCCTTGAAAGTGGACAGATGAAAGAGGACGGAAACAATCTTAAAATTGTTTATTTTAAAGTTGACGGAATAACCAGCGTTTCAGATTTCAAAACATGGCTACAGTCACACCCGACAATCATCGAATACGAACTAGAAACACCAACAATAGAAGAATTTAAAGTACCTACTATTCCTAGTTATGAGCCATACACTGAAATATCAACAAATTCAGTTGTAGACCCTACGATCACTTTCAGACCTTTGCCTTTTACTACTTGTTTAGTTGGAGAAGCAACAGAAGAAGAAAGTGGGTATATGCCTCCGTTAAGTGGAAATTCAAACGAATTTTTAAACGGAAATGGGGAATGGAGTGTTCCAAGTGGATATACTTTGCCTACTGCTTCTTCTACTGTTCTAGGTGGTGTAAAGATAGGATCAAACATCTCTATTTCAAGTGGAACAATAAGTATAGATAAAGCTGATGTTACTGGTGCTTTAGGTTACACACCACCTACAACAAACACTACGTATGGTTTGGCAACAACATCTGCAAATGGTTTGTTAAAAAAGTTGAACGGAAGTACAAACTCATTTATGGCTGGGGATGGAAACTGGAAAGACATTATTTCTGTCATTGACAGTCGAATCTCTGCGAAGATTCTTACTTTCTTCCCAGTAGGAACAATTATTCAAACAGAAAATTCTGCGAATCCATCAACGTATCTTGGAGGCACTTGGCAGGCTTATGCACAAGGTCGTACATTGATCGGTGCAGGTACTGGAAACGATGGTACTACAAGTATGACATTTAGTGCTTCTTCTGAAGGTGGTAAGTTTAATGAAACTTTGACAATCGATCAAATTCCAAATCACAGTCATGAGCAAGTTGTTGTTGCAGACACACATAACAATACAGGAACGCGGAGCGACTATCAAAACGATGTTCAAAATGGAGGCGCTTTTCCTCAAGGCATCAACACTAATCCAACTGGTGGGAATCAATCGCATAATAATCTTCCACCATACAAATGTTGCTATATGTGGCGAAGAACTGCCTAGTGCGTATGTATGACTTTTACTACACGTGGCACATATGGGGAATACAAACATTCTCTGACAGTTTCTGAAATGCCAAATCATGCTCATAATATTCCGGAATTAAATTATGAAGTTCAAGGAGCAGGTGGGTTATAAGGCAACTGTATTTCTACATCTTTTCCTAAAGTCAGTTTTAATACAGTGATTATGTCTTGTGCGTATTTTTGAGAAATACCTCCTTTGCCATCGCATCGTCCTTGTTTTAGTCGATTCAATATGAATTCTTGAAGAATATCGTTGTTCAGTTGTTCGACTTCATAATCTCCAAGATTAGGGATTATTTGATTGTGAGTGATGTTGCAATAATTGGTATAAGTTGAGTATTTCAAATAGATTTTTTGATTTGTAAGCCAATCAAAGAGCTTTGTTTTATATAACATATCGTTATTCCTCCTTAATACAAACATTTTAGAAAGAAGAGGTGCAAAAATGAACGAGAACGAACTTAAAACAACAGAAGTTGAAAATGAAGCAACACTTGAAGAACCGATTTATGTAGAACCATCCAAAGATATTAAAATCGGTGATTTAGAAATCACTCTATGTAAGGAACTGATTCAGAAAATTAACGATGAATTGCATCTGTCATTCACTTGTGAAGAAGAAATAGATGTAATTCAAGAAGCGTTTGAAACGAATAAAAATCCAATTGTGTATGACACACAATCTTATGCAGGCTACACAATTATCAAAGAGTTTGGATTTAAGGTAGATAACGAAAACAAGACGATTTATCACGTTTCTTTGTTACAACCTGAAGAAGAACCATTTACTCCTGAAATGAAAATTGCTATCCAATGTGCGATTCCGTTAATGAGTAACGATCAAATCTTACACTGTGTGTCTGTATTGACTGAATGGGAAGAATTCATTGGTGGAAAGATGGAAGCTCATCAACGATTCCAGTTCAAAAAAGAGGCATGGGAATCAAGACAAAAAATTCCGATTGTTTTAGAAGGGCAAGAACCTGGTATAAGCACTGCAGCTCTTTATCAACGCATCGAAAGTTCACACGCAGGTACTCAGGAAGACCCAATTCCATACAGCCAATTAATGACTGTGTATAGAGATAAATACTATACACAGAATGATGTCATGTATTTGTGCTTAGAAGATAGTGGGCAACCACTGTATGCAGATTGTGTAAATCTTCCAAGATACTTTCAGAAAGTAGAGGCATAAGGTATGGAAACATTAGATTGTCTTGTTAAATGCGAGGAAACGGAATACGAGGGGAAACTAGACCCCACGCAAGACCCTCCTGCATTTGTAACAGAAGAAGAACCAACTGAACCTGAAACTAAAGAATAGAGAGGAGAAAAACAATGGAATTCTTAAATCAGATTATGCCAAGTCTAGTAGACTTCATTGCAGTTGTTGTTGGATGTGGATTGATGTATGCAGGGCAGTATATCAAAAAGCTATATAATCAGTATGTAGACAACGAAACCAAAAAAGATGTTGTCAATACAACTGTTCAGTATGTCGAACAAGTCTATCAAGATATTCATGGCGAGGAGAAATTAGAAAAGGCATTGGAAAGGGCAAGCAAACTTTTACAAGAGAAAGGAATAACCATTTCCAATACCGAACTTGAGACATTGATTGAGAGTGCAGTATGTGGTTTTAACGATGGTTTCAATAAAGCCTAATGAATGGAGCACAACTGTTTGACTTATCGCAAACGATAACACAACTTGTTGCATTAAGTTGTATTCTTAGTGCATTTAGTGTGTGTTACAACTTCTATCAAACAATGAAGAAACCGAAAAACGATATAAACATTCGTATCGAGAGGTTAGAGAAAGAAGTGGAAAAAATAAACAAGTTCTTAACGCAGGATGATAAATCCTTGGAAGAACAAGCCGAAATCAATTCACTGTTCTTAAAATCCTTACACGCTTTATTAACCCATGACCTTGACGGAAACAACACAAAAGAAATCAAGGAATGTCAAGAAGAGATTCAAAATCGATTATTCAATGAAGCAGGTAAGATACGTTAACACGAGTTAACACAAACTAAAAATAAATAGGCAAAACAAAAGGGCAACTTTTTTTAAGTTTGCCCTTTTTTTCGTGCAAGAAAGGAGAATCTATGAAACCAAATAAAACATATGTCGCAAGTGATGGATATGAATATTTTATGTGTCCTATGACCGAGTTTAAGATTACGCAGGTAGAAAATGTTGGAACTCATTTAGGTACAAAAGCAGTTGACTTTGCTAGTGGAACTGCAGAATATAGAGCGCCTTATTATGCACCTGCTACAGTAAAATGTATTAAGACCATTCCAAGCTACGGAGAAGCCACTTGGCAGACTGTTAACAAGGTACATTGTCCAAATGGGTACTTTGGTATTGTTACCTTTGAAACAGTCCATGACAACACCTTTAATGCGTATGTAGGCATGGTTATTAAACAAGGTCAACAGTTAGGGAACATGGGTGATGCAGGTAGAGCAAGTGGTGTTCATTTGCATATCGAATTCACACAGTCTGCGAATGGTAATATGGCATATAATTCCTATGGCATATATACTTTTACTGCTACTGAAAGCTACGTTGACGATACATTCTATGTAGATGATACGAACGTTATCACACCTATGGCAGGGAATTGGAGAAAATGCAATGCAGGTAGTGGTAGTACAACAAGTGGCTATGACCCTAGCCAACTCATTCAAGAAGATGGTATTGCACATTTTACAAACGATACACCTATTATTTGTCATAGAGATAGTCCAACTGGTCCGAAGTTTGGTAGCTATGTAAAAGGTGAAACACAACGTTATACAGAAAAATGGGTAGGAAACGGACATAGATATATTTCATGGTTATATGAGAATGACCCTAGTATTCGTTGTTTTGTCGCCGTTAGTGGAAGTGAAGTACAAGGTGAAGACCCTTGGGCAACATTTACTGCACCTGAGGAAGAAAATAAACCTAGTGAACCTGAGAAACCTGAAAAACCTGAAACTCCTGAAGAACCAGCAAAAGAATTTCCTGACAGTGTTAAGATGAAAGGAATTGATTTATCCGAACACAACAACGGAAACATCGACTTTTCACAATACGATTTTGTTATCTTGCGTGCGAATTGGTGGACTACAGAAGATAAGAAGTTCAAGACATTCGCCGATAAGCTAGATAAATTAGGCATCCCATATGGTGTATACTGCTATGACTATTGTGGTGATGAACAAACTTCACTAGAACAAGCAGAATACACATACAATCTGATCAAAGATAGAGATATCAAGATGGGTGTATGGATGGATATGGAAGATGCCGATGGTTGGAAACAGAAAAATGGATATTTGAACAAAGAGCATTGCTCAATGGTTTGTAAGGTTTTCTGTGATTTCTTCAAAAAACGTGGATATTTTACAGGTGTATATGCATCTAGTTCATGGTTTGATTCAATGATTGAAGAAAATGGATATCCGAAATGGATTGCCAATTGGGGAACGAATGATGGTACTTGTCAAGGTGATTTCTCTGCTGATGGAGTATTGCACCAATACACAAGTACACCGATTGATAAAGATGTGGCATATCACGAAGTTGACTACTTTAAGTCTAATCCAGTTGAACCTGAAAAGCCTGAAGAACCTGATGAACCACAAGAACCTAGTGAACCTGATAACCCAACAGATGAAGATGATGAAAAGTTGGATATTGGGTTGGTAAACATTGTTTTGAACACTTTAAACTCATTCCTGAAATGGGCGACAAAGTTAATTCAAAAAATTGTAAACCTGTTTAAGTAATTTGATGTAAAAACTATTTTGACTGTGTAAATAAAAACTACCTTCAAAAAGAGGGTAGTTTTTTATGCATCATAATTATTGACTTCATGAACATGGATATCAATTTGGATTAAAACAAAAATTCATAAAATTGATTTAAGCATAGTTCACTTTACTAAATATGAGGGGTTATAATATCTATGCAATCCTTAGATTGTAAAATTATACTTTTTATTTAATTCCTATTTTAACCCCTTTCTTTTTCAGAGAAGAGATGCAGAAATGCATCTTTTTTCTTTTGTATAGTTGACTTTTCACATATCTTAGGCTTATAATATACGTGTTCTGATTATCCTTTGTGTCAGACGAACTCGGTCTAGCAAAATTTTCCATAGAGAAAAAGCACATGAAAAAATGTGCTTTTTTTCTTTTTATGATAGTTCACTTTGGCGATTTCAGGTGTTAAAATACCCTCGTAATTGTTCTTTGATATGAAAATGTAAACCATGTGAAGAGAGGTGTCAACTTGCATGGAACGTGGCTAAACAAGGCTTATTGCCTGATGAAACGATAGTTTATCAGGAAGAAGTTGGATATATAGCAATATATATCCTGAATGAGGAAACCTCAAACTTAACCACGTGTGCATACCTTGAAATATGTAAAGGAACTGAACTTGTCGTGTCTGCAATAAAAAGTCGTGGAAACACGTCCTCTCCTATAAGCGATATAGTGGGTGCTATATAAAGCCAATGTAGGAAATACCCAACAAAGACATTGCACGTGATGTGTAGAAATACACTATAAGACAAGTAGCAGGTACAAGTAGCTCAGAGTGCGTAGAGGAACGATTTCTACAGATAACGAAGCTAACAGGAAATTATTAGATCTGAAAGACGAGTGAAAGTTGGGGGTATTATTCCCCTCATTGGTTCAAAAGGGTAAGAAGCTATAAGGTCGCAACTTATAGCTCAGACTTATTCTCAATGTGTCTGAATATACACGATCAAGTGTTATGTATGGCGAAAGTCAGATATTTTCGTATTAATGGCAATTTTTATTCATTTTCTAAGTTTTCAATCTTAAATTTTCTTTGTTTTAAGAGCCTTGAATAGGCTCTTTTATTTTTGCGTAAATGTTTATGCACAAAAAAGTAGTGTTTAGCCAAACACTACTTAAAAGATATCATTTGGGTTTAACATGACCACTCATATATTGAGATATGGAAGATATAGGAATTCCAGTTAAATCAGACAATTGTTTAGGTGTTTTTCCTTTTAACTTTAACGCTTCTGCAATTCTATCTTTAATTTCTTGCATATCAATTACCTCCAAATAAATTATAACAGATTTAAAGAAATAGTATAAATAAAACTTTAAAAAAGTTAAAATAAATATTGATTTATAACTTTAAAAATGTTAAAGTATAGACAGTTGAAAGAGAGGTGAATTTGGGCGAATGAAGTTTGATTTTAGAAAACTAAGAGGAAAAATCATTGAAAAATACGGAAGCATTGATAATTTCTCCAAAGCATATGGTAAAACTAAACAAGCAATTTCAATGAAATTAAACAATAAAATAGCTTTTTCTTCAGAAGATATAATCAAAATGACGAAAATGTTAGATATTAGCCATGATGAAATTGGTGATTATTTTTTTACTCTCTTAGTTTAACAAAGTTAAAGTTCTGATAAGAATTATGACTTTCACAGAAACATTTTTATTCATATGCGTGATTGTAGAGTTCATTTGCATATACATATTAACGCACGATTAGGAGATGAAACATGGAAGAAAAAACCGAATTTATGAATGATAAGGAATTGGAAATGTTGTTTCAAACCAACACCAATAACTTTATCGCAAAACAAAACAAGTTAAACAAAGTGAATACCGAGTTCAGCAAGAAAACAACCACTTTGTTAAAGCAACTATCTGATGATTACATTCAAACGAGAGAGGAAATTCACAAAATGAATTCCAAAATTGATCGTTTAACAGTATTCCTGATTCTTACGTTATGCCTGTTACTTTGGAGCGTATTTATATGAGCTACCTAGGATATAAAGAAGTTATGGAGCTTATGAAATGTTCCAAAGGAAAAGCATATGAAGTGATTTTAGAATTAAGAACATTATCAGGGTGGAGCGACACATATGAATGTAAGTATCTATCAAGAATCGTGATACCTAAATCCGTATTCTTGAAATATTATCCTAATTTAAAGCAGGCGATTAGGGAAAAAGAAAAAGAGTTATCTGATTAGGCGACCAAACCGACAGATAACTCATGAGGTAAATGGCTCAAAAATAAAGCCATTTCCATTATAGCACATAGAAAACAAAAGGGGGAAATGATGATGACATTACAACAACTTAGGGATATCGAAGATAACAAACACATTGATTCATTTATCGAATCAGACGATTCATTCAACGATTGGGAAAAGAGAAGTAATCCTGAATACATCTCAACCTATTACGAGATGTTAAGTATTCTTTATCAAATCATGGATGAGAACGATGAAATTAAAGCCATCAAATGTGCCGAAGATGAAATGGAAGATTGGATTGGTTCTATCAAGAATAGCATGAATTACAACTATTCATTAGCTAAGATTCATGCGTGCAAGGACTTCCTGAATGGGGAAGATGCGTTTGGTGATAACTATGACTAGGACTACTGCTACTAAGAGTTCCACAAGGACTTCAACAAGAAAATCAACTGCTACTAAAAAATATGAAGCTCTTATGGAACAACAATTTGAAATTCCTGAATTTGGAAATGTCAATTGGGGCAAGTTCGATTATTACAATCATCAACAACGCATCAAGAAAACCAATGAACGTATTCATCAATTCAAGGTGTTTGCTTCCATCTCAATCTCAGTCATTATCGCACTCTTAGTGTTTTCGATATTTGTATTTCTGAGATTTGGATTGGGGGTTGAAATATGAAAGGTAAACCATCTCAGTGTGATTTGCTTCTGCAACATCTAAAAGAACATGGAAGTATAACTGGAGCAGAAGCATTTGAAAAACTAGGTATCTATCGGTTGTCTGCACGTATCGCAGATTTAAGAGCCGAGGGATATGTCATTGAAACACAGTATAAACACAAGAAGAACTCGAAAGGAGAAGATGTACATTATGGAGAGTACATACTTCACTCATGAACTTATACGAAAGCAATAACGAGTTTGAATTCATCAAGCTCAATTCTCGTGAAGAATGGCTAAAAGCAAGAGAAACAAGAATTGGTGGAAGTGAAGCTAGTTCTTTGATTGGCATAAACAAATATCAATCGCTCAGGGATTTATGGAGAAAGAAGAAAAAAGGAATTACTGAGGAAATCGACAACGAAGCAATTCGTTATGGAAATGCATTAGAGCCAATTCTAAGAGAAATGTTCAGAGTAAAGCATCCAACAATGGATGTTCAGTACGAAGAAAACGCAATCCTTTATTCCAAAAAATACGAGTATATGTCATATTCGCCTGATGGATTGATTTGGGATGGAGCAAGAGCAGGAATCCTAGAAATCAAAACATCATTTATTCGCAATTCAGAAATGATAAGGAATTGGGATAACCAAATTCCTGACAATTATTTTGTTCAGGTATTACATGGACTGATCGTAACTGGATATGAGTTTGTAGATTTAATCGCAGAGCTACGATTCATGGATGGAAATGCATCCATTCGTCAATATCACATTGAAAGAAAAGAAGTCCTAGACGATATCGAATACATTATCGAAACAGGACATACAAATTGGCAAACATATTTCATAGGAGATATCGAGCCGAAAATACAATTTGAACTTTAGAGAGGAGAAACAGTATGCAATTTGAATTAGAAGCAACAGTATTGAATGGCAAAGTTGTTACAAACGCTAAGGAATTATTAGCAAACATTGATAACGGACTGAAACATTATGACTACGTTGTTACAGAAAACACATACGAGCAGGCAAAGAAAGACCGTGCTCAATTGAATTCCATTGTGAAGATGGTTTCAGACGAACGTAAAAGAGTTGAAGATGATTTGTTCTCAGAATGGAAAGAGGACAAGAAAAACATCATGGACATTGAGAAAAAAATCAAACAATGTGCCGACAGTTTAGGACAAGGTATCACAGACATTGAAGATGTTCTTAAAGAAGAAAAACGTAAACATATCTATGAAGCATGGCAAACACTTCTAGATAGCAAAGGCAACGGAGAACACTATGATTTAACCCCAAAATTCAATGAGAAATGGTTGAACAAAACAACTTCAAATAAATCCATTGAAAAAGACCTGAATGCTATCTATGACAAAATTATTCAGGACTTAGGTTTTATGGAAACGTTCTTACCTAATGATGAAACAGATATCGCTCAAATCAAGGAAGTGTATTTCCAAGACTACGATTTAATGCGTGCCAAAGTTAAGGCAGACGATTTAAAGCGTATCAGAGAGACTGTAGAGAGACAAAAACAAAAGGAAGAACAAATAGTTCAAGAACCTTTACATTTTGAACAGAGCATACCTAACGAGCCTGAAAATAAGGTTTTAGAACAAAATACAAATTGGGCAGAGTTCAGAGTTGAGGGAACACGTGAACAATTATTAGAACTTACAAAGACATTAATTGATTTGAAAAATAACACAACATTTACATTCAAGGTAACAAGCAAAGGAGAGTTATAAAATGCAAGTACAAAACAGTTTAGCAAGAAAATCAAATGAGTCTGTTACGACTTTTACAGTAGGAAACGATACAGTAACATTAAGTCCTAGTATCGTTCGTAACTACTTAACAAATGGAAATGGTGCAGTTACTGACCAAGAAGTAAATTATTTTGTTCATTTATGTCGAGGGCAAGGATTGAATCCTTTCTTAAAAGAAATTTATTTAATTAAATTTGGTACACAACCAGCTACATTTGTTGTATCGAAAGAAGCTTTCTTAAAACGTGCCGAAGCTAATCCCCAATATGATGGATCAGAAAGTGGAATCATTGTTTTAAATAAAGACGGAGAGCTTATTGAGCGTAAAGGTGGTTTCTTCTTAAAGGATAGCGAACAAGTTGTAGGTGGATGGGCAAAGGTCTATCGAAAAGATAGAAAATATCCTAGCGATGTTCAAGTTACTTTTGAAGAATACGCTGGGCGAACTAAAGATGGAAATTTAAATAGCAACTGGGCGAACAGACCAGCCACAATGATTAAAAAAGTTGCCTTAGTGCAAGCTTTAAGAGAGGCATTCCCTAACGATTTGAATAATTTATATACCGAAGAGGAACAAGGAGACATTCAAATGCCTATGGTTGATACAACACCAATTGAACAACCTAAACCAGTTCAACAAAACTTTCAACAACCTGTTCAACAACAAGTTATAGAACAGGATATTGATTTGGGAGACAGTCTTGTATAACGAAAACCTATTACAAGGACAAATCAAGGAATGCTTCTTTACTAGAGAACCACGTGAAGAAAACCTTTGTATACACCACGTATACAGAGGTGCATTCCGTGATAAGTCTACTGAGTATGGTTGTTGGATATGGTTAAGACCTGATTGGCACAATCAAACGAATTACTCAATCCATAACGATAGAAACTTAGAGTTACGAATTCAAGCCATGTGTCAAATGGCATTTGAAGATAGATACAGTCATGAAGAATTCATGGAAGTATTCAAAACAGACTATATCGAAAAATTCAGAAATAGATACGGAAACACTTCAAGTATCTATACCGAGTACAGACAAAGAAAGTTGGTGATGGAAAATGCTAATTGATGGACAGAACGTGTATATGTTCAATCCATTTGACATGGCGAATTGGACGGAAGAAGAAATCAAGAACCAAATGGACTATTTCATCTCGTGTATCAATAACAACACTGACGTACCTTACGAAATTGCAAAGAACATTGAGAACATTTCAAACCAGTTATTTTTGATTGGTGAATGTATCGCAAGGTATACGAAAGAGAGAAACAAACTGAAAGATGAAATCAGTGCAAAGGCAAAAGTTGAGGCATATTTGGCACGAGATGAATATCAAAACAAGAACCCTAACTGTAAAATGCCCGCTATGGCTTATTTCGAGGGCATAGCCGAACAAAAACTGTTAGGGGATAGAAATACCTTAGCCGAACTAGATTGCAAGCTCACACGCTTTAAAAACGCTTATAACAGTGCAGAGAACATATGTAATTCTTGGAAGAAACTGTTAGAGGCAATTCGATATGAGAATGGGGGTAAGTAAATGATTCTAGCAATAGACCCTGGGAATGTTGAAAGTGCATACGTTCTTGTCGAAGATGATTTGTCAAGAGTTGTTGAAAAAGGAAAGGTAGAAAACTTTGAATTGGTTGATATTATCTTGCGAATAAGAGATGAACACAATTCGTTGGAACATATTGCCATTGAGATGATTGCAAGCTATGGCATGGCAGTAGGGAAAACAGTATTTGAAACTTGTGTTTGGATTGGGAGATTCGCACAACTAATACGAGTTGAGTTTGGAGTAGAACCTGAATTTATTTATCGGTCAGAAGAAAAAATGTGTTTATGTCACTCTATGAAAGCTAAGGATTCAAACATCAGGCAAGCACTAGTAGATATTTATGCTCCTAATACACCTAACGGTGGGAAAGGTACAAAGAAATCTCCAGGTTATTTTTATGGGTTTAAATCAGACATATATTCTGCGTTGGCAGTCGCTCATACATACAAGAAAAAGTATTTAGATGGAGAAGAGTTTTGATCGGTGTTGTTGTATATGCGATTTGGTTTGCGTATGTATGAGCGCTTATGTTCGTATGTGCTTAATCGAACGCTGGAACGAAGAAGAAAAGAAAAGGAAATGATATGTCTAAAATATCAAATGAAAACTTTATAACAATTCAAGGTTGGATGGTTAACGAGTTAGGATTAAAAGGAAACGAGTTATTTTTATATGCTATTATCTATGGATTCTCTCAAGCAGAAAATCAAGTATTCAATGGAAGTTTGCAATATATAGCAGATTGGTTAAATACATCAAAGCAAACAGTCATAAATACATTGAAACGTTTACAAGAAAAAGAATTGATTGAGAAAAAAGAAAGATATGTCAATGGTGTAAAATTTTGTGAATACTATTCAAAAAATTTGAACGGTGTATTCAAAAAATTTGAATGGGGGTGGTCAAAAAATTTGAATGGGGGTGGTCAAAATTTTTTACCTAATAATATAGATGATACTATAAATGATAATAAAAACAATAATATAAAAGAAACTTACGTTTCTATCTTGAATGATTACACTCAAAATGAAGAACTAAAGGAATCATTACAATCATTTATAGAAATGCGAAAAAAAATAAAAGGTTTTACAGTAAACGCTTTTAAACTAAACTTGAAAAAATTAGACAAACTAGCTATCGATGATTACACAAAAATTGAAATAGTAAATCAAAGTGTAATGAATAGCTGGAAAAGTTTTTATGAATTAAATAACAAACAAAATAAAAATGGATTAAATCAGTTACCATTTTAGGAGGAAATATGACATTTGAAGATACAAGAAAAATTCTTACGATTTTAAAAACAACGTATCCGCAATCTTTTAAAGATTGGAATAAAGAGCAAGGGGATTTGTTTTTAGAGTTATGGAACGAAGCTTTTAAGAATGATGATGTAAACCAAGTTATTAAAGCAGTGAAGCATATTGTTTACACAGATATTAGAGAGTTTGCACCTAATATCGCTCAAGTTAAAAATGTAATGTTTGAATCATGTTCTAATTTTCAAGTTGAAGTAAATCAGGCTTGGGAGTTGGTTTTAAAAAATGCTAAATGCGATATACAACAGGCAACAATGAATTATAAGAAGTTACCTGCTAATATTCAGAATGTAATTAGTCCATATTTTCTATCAGAACTAGGATATTCTAACAAAGAACAAGTTGGATATAAAAGAACAGAATTTGAAAGAAAATACAAAGAAGTATTAGAAAGAGATAAGAAGTTATATTTATCAGGCGAAATATCAATCCAACAATTAGAAGATAGAAGCACTAAGCCAATGTTAGAAACACGTGGAGAAATGAAAAGCATTCAAATGCTTATGAAAAGGGAATAAATAATGAGCGTAAATGCAGAGGTATATTTAATTGTAGGGTTAGATATCGAACCATTTCTAACAGATAAATTTGAAGATTGGAAAATTCTTCCTGATGAACTATCTAAAAGAATGACATATATGCCTGATAAAAACGATAAGACAAGGAATTTGATTCTTAAACAAATTGAAGAATTGAAAAGAGGTTTGAATCGTGAAACTTAGAAAAATTTTGATAGGTGTAGTTGTTTATACGATTTGGTTTGCGTTTGCGTTCATGCTTCTTGAGGAAACAAGCAATGGCAAATACGAGCCAATGCCAGGAATGCTAGATTATGCCGAACAAGAATAAACACTTAAAGCAGTATGCAGTGTATGACGAAAACGATGCGTGTTGTTTTATCGGCAGTGTGAAAGAGATATCGGATTATCTCAAAATTAGTCAAAAAAAGATACGAAACCGAATGTACAGAAACATTCGTTTAAATCGAAAGTATCTCATCATAAAATTGGAGGATTGAAAAATGTGGATTAGAAGTCAAAGCAAAAAACAATTAGTAATTGCAAATGATTTATACATTGGAATACGTGGTAAATATTATTTTATAAGTACAGGAAAAGGAATCAATTTAGGAACATATGCAAGCGAAGAAAAAGCTATTAAGGTTTTAGATATGATTCAAGATTTTGAAATAAGACATCAAGCGAATTTACTTCTAGCTATTTATAGCGAGACAAATGATAATGCAGAGGAAAATATGGTATTCCAAATGCCACAAGACAGCGAGGTAGAAGTGTGAAAAACAAGGAGCTAGAACTTCTTGCAAGCCTTAAAAAAGCGTGTCGATTGATGGACGAGATTGATACATTCAAGAATGAGATAGCACTTGCAGAAGTTCAGGAATATCTAAAAGCAATTCGTTTTAAGAGCTTATGGTACTTAAAAATTTAGGAGGCATAGTGAAATGGTAATAATAAACGAACAATATCAGGTAATTTCAGACGGAACACAATTCATCTTGCAGAAGCTTGTAGAAGCCGAGAAAAAGGATACCAAGGAGAAATACATTAGGAAAGACAATGTTGGCTACTATCCAAGCCTAGAGATGGCTTTAAAAGGGTGTCTACATAAAATTCTTTTAGAAGAAGTGCAGGAAAAGACAATGACACTCAAAGAAGTGATTGAAGTTATTGAAAAATTCCATCTTACATTCAAGGAATATTTAAATGGACAATAAAATTTTTGCAAAGAATTTGTTCAGTCAGGAAGAAGTTGAAGTATATCCTGCCGAAAGGAAACAATGTGAAATACTTTGGAAACCAGTATATGCAGAATATAGAAGAATCGGTTACAGATTGAAGAAGAATGAACAAATGAAATTGTTTTAAGGGAAGAATTGCAGAATCAGAAATAAAAACAGAAAGGAGAATAGTAATGGAAATAAATAAAATATACAACGAAGATTGTTTGATAGGAATCAAAAAAATAAAAGACAAGAGCATAGATGTGTCTTTTACTTCTCCTCCTTACAATAGAGTAAGAAATGACACGTATGATTATTACGATGATACATTAGAAGATTATTTTGGATTGTTGGATAAAGCAACAAAAGAAATGTTACGTGTAACGAAAGGATATTGCATAATAAATGTTCAACAGAATATGTGTAACAAGTCAGAAATTTTTAAATGGCTAGGTAAATATGCAGACAAAATAAATGGGGTATATGTATGGGCAAAAAGCAATCCTCAACCTGCAAATAATTATAGAGAATCTGATAACACAAGAAGCGTTACAAACTCTTTTGAATATTTTTTCTTTTTTAAAGACGGTAAAGATTTTAGAAGTTATGGGAAGGAGCAAGCGAAAAACCATATTATTACAAATGTAAACAGTGAACATTTTAAAGGCCACGGAGCAGTTATGAGATATGATGTAGCTGAATATTTTATAAAAAAATTTACAAAAGAAAACGATATTGTTTTAGATATGTTTATGGGGTGTGGAACGACCGCTTTAGCTTGCATTAACAACAAAAGAAATTATATTGGCTTTGAAATTGCTGAAGAATATTTTAAAATCTGCAACAATAGAATAAGTTGTATTCAACAAAAATTGTTTTAGAAAGGAAAATAAATAAGCAGAAAGGAGAAAAGAGTTGTGCGCACATAAAAACTCGAGTTTTCTCCAAATGTTGGTAAATGAGTGTACAAATAATCAATGACGATTATAAAAAACATTTCGATTTATTGAGCGAAGATGATGTTATCGTGATAGACCCACCATTCAATGTCGGTTATAAGTACAACACATACAAAGACAATATGAATGAAACAGAATATTACGATATGTTGTATGAATTGTTGCACGATAGAAAATGCGTTGTTATTCACTACCCCGAGCAGTTACACAAATTATCAATCAGATTAGGCTATCCACCCGAAAAAGTAATTGCATGGGTTTATAACTCGAACACTGGGAAACAACACAGAGATATTGCTTTTTACAAATTTAAACCCGATTTATCTTTAGTCAAACAAGAATACAAAAATTTAAACGATAAACGTATTCAAGAACTAATTTTAAACGGGAAGGGGTGCAGTCTATACGATTGGTGGGAAATCAATCAAGTAAAGAACGTGAGCCGTGAGAAATACAACCATCCTTGTCAAATGCCATTGGAAGTAATGAGTAGGATTGTAAGAATATCAAATGTCAAAACAAGAGTGGTTGATACTTTCATGGGAAGTGGAACAACGGGTCTTGCTTGCAAAGAAAATGGGATTGATTTTCTAGGTTTTGAAATTGACAAAGATTATTTCAAGATTTGCCAAGACAGACTGAACGGAATTGACAAACGAGGTCAAATGTCAATCTTTACAGATTTTGAAAATGTTTAGGAGGATTCATGAAACACACACAAGAAGAAATATTAAATGCATTACACGTTATCAAAGACACGTGTTCAAACGTAACTGATATTCAAGATTGTAGCTTATGCCCATTTAATGATGGAGATGGGCATTGCATTGTTAATGAACAAGCACCTAGTTGTTGGGATATCGTAGAAAAAGAAACTTGGAGGGCGTTTGAATGAGTGGAGGAAGTTATAACTATGGATATTCAACGGTTGAATATACCTATGTAGGAGAAATGCTAGATTCAGAACTAAATGAAATGATGAAAGATTTAGTTGAAGTCCTGCATGATTTGGAATGGTATGTTGATTGCGATATCAGTGAAGAAACATACAGAGAAACTGTAACTAAATTCAAACGAAAATGGTTTAAACGTAGGAAATGTGATATCGAAGCATTAGTAAACGAGGAATTTGAAAAGAAGAAACAAGAACTTTTAAAAGAATTGGAGTATATGGGAAATGTTGACTAAAGAAGAATGTGAAAATGCGTTAACCAATATCCTATGCAATATAGGAGTGGCACGAAGTGATTATAGAACTAGTGGGAAAGCTAAAGAAGATTATCACACTTTAAAATCTTTAATCGAAGAACACTTTGACAATCCGCCTTTGGAGTTTGAAGAACTCGAAGAGGGAATGTGGATTTGGGATAATAAAAGAAAAGTAAAATTATTGATTGCATATTGTTATTCTGAAGATGATATGGGTTATTATAACCTTTCAAATCCTGAAGATTATAAGTATGTACACATTGAATTTGAAGAAAATCGGTTTTACAGAAAGGAAGTAAAGAAATGAACGAATTAAAGAAAATGAAATTAAAAGAAGTCCATAAGGATATGGAAAGATATTTGGAATTTGATTGTTATTGCCCTAACGAAATTTACGACATGAGTGGATTCTTCTATCAGTTATTTGAACCTAGTGAAGAATGCTATTTATTGGGAGTATCTAAAGGTGGGAATAATAAATATTTCGTAGATGGATATAGTGGAATTTATGTTATTTCTGAAGACCAAATTATTGAATTCTCTTTAAAACATGAAACGGACAAAATTTGTGGTGCGGTAAGAATGGATGCGACAGAGAACAATATTAAAATCTTTAAAGAAATCATTGAAACAGGCAAAGTTCCAAGTGGAGCAAAGTTAGATAAATTTGAAGATAACCATTCTGATAAAGATTTAAAAAAGATTTTAGGAATGTGTGATTGTGTAATTATGGATTGAGGTACAGGAATGACAAACTGTTTATTGTTAGTGATGTGTCATTGTATTGGCGATTATGTTTTACAAAGTGACTTTTTAGCTAAAACAAAAGGAACTAATTTATATCACATGTTCGTACATTGCGTTTTGTATTTAGTTCCATTTTCAATTGTATTTGGTGTTGATTGGAAACTTGGCATTTTGTTTGTATCACATTTTATAATTGATATTTTAAAAGCTAAATATCAGAAAATCATATATGTAACAGACCAAGTATTACATTATTTGATTTTGACAATATATCTAATGTAGAAAGGAAGTAGTACAGGAATGATTAAACTTTGTCCACTTTTAATAACTAAAGAAGAAGTAAAAGCGGTGTTAGTTGGTCAAGGAGATTACACAGTACAAAAGATGAGACCTTGCTTGAAAGAAAAATGCGTTGCCTATTGTAAACATTGGTGTTCGCAATTTGAAAATTCAGTTGAAATTGATGAGGAGGTACAGGAATGAACGTAGTGTCTAACAGAAAAAACGAAAGGAAAAAGTATCGCAAAAGAAAAAAAGATGATGAAAAATCTTTAAAAAATGCAATCAAGTTTTATGCAGATGCATTAGATATAGCTTGTACTTTATTGGAAGAAAAAACAGATAAAAGCAGGAATACATGGAAAGAACTTATATTGTTAAGTGCTTCTAAGAGGGAGGAAAAATGATCGAATTAAAACCATGCCCTTTTTGTGGAGGGGAAATAAAAAAAGTAATATCGCCATTGATGAATACAGTTATGTTTGTGTGTGATAAATGTGGAGCAGATGTTTGCTTTTATGGGGCAGAACACGAACCTAAAGCAAGTAAAGCATGGAATAGGAGAACAGAAAAATGAACGCAGAAGAAATGTTTTTTGAATTAGGTTTTATAAAAAATAAATCTTCTTGTCATAATGAAGAACATATTTTATACGAAAATCCTACTCAATTTGATATTCTTACAATTGAATTTAAAAATGGATACTTTGTGTATACTTCATGCCAACAAGCACCAATGAAAACAGATAGTAAAGTGTTAAAAGCAATTACACAACAAATGAGAGAATTGGGGTGGTTAGATGATTAACGAAAACCGATTGATTGAACTATTAGAAGATGAAATATTACGTATCAATACAGAATCTACACCAGGTTGTGGAAACTTGTATGGACGAGATGCAAGTGTTATGAGAAATACATTAAACTATGTAATAGATTTAATAAATGAACAACCAAAAGCAGGCGAATGGATTCCATGTAATGAAAGATTGCCTGAAGAAAAAAAGTTCTATGAAGAACTTATGCGTTCTCCAGCATGTTTAGTAACAGTGTTATCGGATGATGAGTTGATGGTTGGTATAGACCGTACTGTAAATGGAGTTTGGACGTTAGAGGAAAACTATGACAAACCTAAAATTATTGCATGGCAACCATTACCAGAGCGATACGAGTGCCACTCGAAAAAACTCAAAAAAAACTCGAAAGGAAACAAAATGACGAATTTAGATGAAATAAAAAAATATTTAGATTCATGCATTGTTTATTGGAGAAAGAAACGAGACGAAGAAAGTTGTGAATTTGCGAAATATTACATAGATGCTTTTCAATCTGTAAGAAACAGTATTTTTGATGAGTTATTGGAATAAATAGAGGAGAAACTGAATGAAAGAATATTACGTGTTAAGAGAAATCAAAAAGCTAAATGAAAAAGGATATAGCATAGAATTTTGTGAGTGTTATAACAGTGTAGATATTAAAGTTTACGGACATAATCGCAATATTGAAAAAACAGTATATCTTAGTGGATATGGATATTATTCAGAAAACGATTATATCTACGCATTACAGGAAATCATGGTAGAAATTGGATTAGAAGAAGAACGTGATAAAAAAATCAAATTAAAACAATGGGAATATGATTTGATTAGGACAAATGATATGTCTCATAACCGTACATTTGTAAGTTTTAATACGTATCGGAGCATGAAAAAAATAGGACATTTTGCAGGCATTAAAGATGTTTCTATGACGTTAAAAGAAATCTTAGAAAATTGTGAGGTAGTGGAATGAAAACACAAGAAGAAAATCTTAAAACGTATCAATGGCTTATAAAGGTGAATAGAGCTATCGAAGAAAACAGACCTGAGGGAAAAATGATTATTTGGATATTCAAAGTTGCGTTTTTCTTCCCTTTAAGCCTTAGAAAGGTCAAGAAAGAGTTTAGGAACAAATTTATTACGTATCTTATAAGAGCTTTTGAATACGATCATAGAAAAAGATGTGGATATGAATTGACCTATGAGCAGAAAGCGCTTTGTTTCAGAGTAAATTGGATGACTAGTATAGTGGCAGGTTTTTCTGTAGTGAATGTAGAAATGCCTTGGGAGGGTGAAAATTATGATTAAATTAAATGAAATACAAGCTAAATATGGAGATTATCTTGTGGATGAAGATAAACTGAAAGAATTACTAGTAAAGCCTGAACCAAAGACAGTTTGGGATTTGGAAAAAGAAGATATATATTATTTTATCAATCCTAACGGTGGAGTTTATTCATGCCGTTGGGTCGCAGATGAACAGGATTTATCGAGAAGAGAAATTGGGAATGTATTTTTAACAAAAGAAGAAGCCGAATTTGAGCGAGAGAAAAACAAATGCGAATCTATCATGCTCAAGTATGGTAGAAGAACGTTTAAGTATGAAGATGATAACTATTTCATTCGATTAGCCTATGATAATAAAAAAGTATTTGTTGAAGTTTGGCGTACCTGTCAGTTTCAAGGTTCTATTTATTTTGATAAAGAAGAACTAGCTCAAAAAGCCATTGATGAAATTGGCGAAGAAAGGTTAAAGAAATATATCTTCAGGGTGGAAAAATAATGAGACAAAAATCAATTGAAAAAGTTATCGATAAAAACGGAATCACGAATCAACTTTTCATCGCAGTTGAAGAATGTGCAGAATTACAACAAGCCATTAGCAAGTGCTATCGAAATAAGGAACTGATACCAACCGAAGTAAGAGAAAACCTAATTGAAGAAATGGCTGATGTACAAATTTGTCTAGAACAATTACAAGTTATGTTTCATATTTCAGATGCAGAAATTTTATGTTGGAAAGAGGCTAAAGAAAATAGATTGTTAACGAGAGAAGGTTTGAAAGAATGAGTATGTGGACATATGTAAATGGGAATATTTTAATTAACACATATTCTCATACCGAAACAGAACAAAGTATTCAAACATTTCTTGATTCGCTTCCTAAAACAAGTGGAAGTGAAAGACCTTGCGAATATCATGTCAGTATTCTAGACGGATATAACGTATCAGGTTATAAAGATGGAAAAACATTTGAATATCAAACGCAATATTCTGTTTCGATTGTAGGAACGCTAAGAGATACTACTGTAGAAAATCTAAAGAAAGAATTGATGACTATTCTTAGTGAAATTAATAAAAAATTTCATATAGAGATGTGTTGTATATATTCCTATGACACAACGATGATTAATTCTGTTCGTTTCGACAAAAAATACATTGATAGATATATCGTATGTACTGAAAACAATTATGGTAAAGAATCTGTTAAAAAATTAGAGTTTAGATATGGAGATCGTTAAATTGAAACAAGAAGCACAAATCCGTAACAAAGAAATCAAAGAAGACTTGGAAACAATCGAATATGTACTGAAGAAACAAGGCTTACACGCAATGTATAAACCTTGGAAATGTGTACATGATTATATCGTACACTTGGAACGAGAAAATTTTGGCTTGAAACAATCATTAGAAAATAAAGAACGAACGCTAGAGCGTTTAGGAGGTTATTTAAGACGATGATAAATCAAGTGGTATTGATTGGACGATTGGTGCGTGATGTAGAGCTAAGAAAGACTACATCAGGCAAAAGCACAGTTACCTTTAGTTTGGCAGTCAATCGAATGAAAGCAGGCGAAAGTGGGCAAGATGTAGATTTTATTACTTGTGTAGCTTGGAACAAAACGGCAGAGAATATGGGAAAATATCTTAAAAAGGGTTCTCTTATCGGTGTAGAGGGAAGAATCCAGTCTAGAACGTATAAGAACAAGCAGGGAAGCACAGTATCTGTAAATGAGGTGCTGGTAAATCAAATACACTTCTTGGAAACGAAACGAGGACAACAACAGAACACGCAGGCACAAGGGCAACAAGCAGACAGTCAGGAATACAGTCAATCAGACAACGGATATTATGATCCAAACCAGTACGATAATTACAATTATCCATTCTAGGAGGCATAGAGAGATGGTTAGATATGGAGATGTACATTGGTGCAGTTTACCAACGTACAATGACTTTATACTAGACAAAAACAGACCATGTCTCATCATTAGCAACGATTTTCAGAATCAGGGTTCTAGCACAGTGCAGGTATGTCCATTGACAACAAGCATGAAACGAATGGATTTACCTTGCCACGTGCATACACATTGTGGAGTGGTAAGAACCGAACAGATTTTGACAATCGACAAGGACACTGTAGGCAGAAGAATGGGTGCACTAAGCGATGCAGAATTGAGGCAAGTCAAGACATCGCTTATGGTGCAGTTAGGCATTCTTTGAGACCTTACAGATATCCTGAAGAACAGTATCAACTCTATAAAGGGCAGGAGTTGATAAAGGGAGACATAGTTCAATCGGATGTATATTTTACCGAGGGTAAAGACATTCGAGTGTGTGAGCTTTTATACAAGCATAAAAAAGGCATATGGAAAGCCTTGGAAATCAAGGGAGACAGAGAAGTATTGATCGAGGAAGAAATGGTCTTGAAAGTCCTTGTAAATGACAGATGGCACAAGCGACACGAAAGACCTGAGAAGTACAAGTATTACTGGCAGACAAGGGAAAAAGACGAATTGTGAAAAATCGCATTTCATGAAAGAATGATATACTTATATTGAGCTGATTGGTTCGTCTCGCCCTTGGACATGCCTCACCAGTCGCTCGTTAAAATAACAACGATTTTATATATACGAGGCAAAACAAGGGTTTTTTCATAACATTGGCAAGGGTAACTGTATACTTCCTAGGTTCAGGTATATAGAGATAGCACTCTAACCTATATGCACGATAAAAATAATTGTAACGACGAAGAAGAGCATGGCGAAAAAGAAGAACAGGAGGAGTAAATGATTGATTTAGAAAATCTAAGTTTAACTGAGTTGAAACAACTTAAATGTGAAATTAACAAAATTGAATCAAAGAAAAAAGCTCTCAACAGAGAAAATATAGATTACGAAAATCTTCCTGAAATGAAACCAATTATTGGATTTGAAAATTTATATTCAATAACAAAAGACGGAAGAGTGTATAGTCATATAAGAAATAAGTTTCTAAAACTTAAATATAACTCTAAAGGTTATTTGTCGGTAGGTCTATACAAAGACAAAAAGAATTATAACAAAAGAGTTAACAGACTGGTTGCAGAAGCATATATACCAAACCCAAATGGTTATAAACAAGTTAATCACATTAACTATAAGAGAGATGATAACAGAGTAGAAAACCTTGAATGGTGCGATAATGTTTATAATTCTTGTTTATCTGTTGGTAGAAGAAAAGAGTACAGAATTCCAAAAACAGGTGAGAAGCATATAACCAAACAAGGGAATTTCTATCTTGTTAGATTATATAAAGGTGGTTATGAATCCAAGGCATTCAAAACATTAGAAGAAGCAGTGGAATACAGAGATAAAAGAATTTTAGATAGGGAGGGTGTCAATGAAAAATACCCCACTCTTCAATAGCTATACTTCGCAACACTAAACCTGCATCGCAACAGAAAAACTACCCCTAGTGTGCAACAGACATATAGGGGCGCTAAACGAGCATATAGAGAGCGATTGTAAGCGAAGATAGGCAAATACATTCAGGCAGACAAAACAAGCCTGTATCAAGCCTTACGACAAGCGAATAGCAATGTGCCATATCTAACGTCCGTACACATATATTAAGAACAACGTTTCAGTCATCACCAAAAGAGTCGCAAAAGCAGACTGGCATATTGAATAAATCCTCCATTTTTTACGTTTTTGAATACAGAAAGAAGCTCCTTTTTACAGAAGAATAGATATGGCAGGGAATGTGTACGGTTTAAAATAACCATATACGGAGGATATTTTAGAATTTCGAGGTTCGCCAAGAAATTCTTTTTTTATATTTAGCACTACTATTAGATCATATTATCTATGTATTACTTAATATTATTTCTTAGCAGAAATAATATACGTAATACTATTATATAAATTTAAGTAGTTAATATTTATTACAAGTAGTTTATATATTCTAAGTATATATATTTATCTCTTATCTTCTTGTAATAGTAATATATCTAATATTATCTAATTAGTATTTATATATATTATATATATCTATATATAGGGAATTTTTTCTTCTTTATAAAAAAATTATTTTCTAGATTTTGTATTTTATAAAATTAGTATTTTGTAATTTCTAGGTTTTGCATTTTGTAAAAACTAGATTTTGCATTTTGTACTTTACTGTATAAAGATATAGTGATATATTTAAATTGTAAAAAATAAATGAATATATAAAATGCTTTGATATTCAAAAGGTTTGATACTCAAAGGAAATTTAAGAAACTTTGATTATCAAAGTATTTAGAAAGGGGTTAAAATGGTATCAAAATCACAATTGAAAGCTACAAAAAAATATGAAAAAAAGACATATAAACAAATATTGTTAAAGATTAGGAAAGATTCTAACATTATAGAATGGCTGGATAAACAACCATCAAAAAATGGATATATTATTAATCTGATAATGGATGATATGAAAAAAAAGGGGGCTTTATAAAAAAGCTCTTTTTTCTTGTTGACATTATAACGATATCGTTATATTATATGAGTGTAAAGAAAAGGAGGATCAAAAATGAAACGCTTTATAAAAATCGGCGGTATGTGGTTAACTCTTGAAGATTTAAAAGAATTAAAAAGTATTCTTGAAATGCAGGAAACAACCGACAAAGAACCAAAAGGCAAATACTCTTATACTTCTGATTCTAATATAGAATACAGCTATAAAATTGATGAAGAACATGATGTTATTCTTGAAAAAATCAGAAGATAAAAAAAAGGTAGTTCTTAGAGCCTGGAAAACTAAAAGAACTACCACTCAAAAACAAGCCATATATACATATTAAAGAATGAAAGGAAAAAGCCCTTTTATATATGGCTTTATTATTCTATCACGGGGCTTAAGAAAAGAAAATGACAAAAGCTGAACTAATCGAAATCAAAATGAAACACATTGACAACGCTTTACACGAAATAGGCGTGCTTGAAGAAAACAAAACTTTAAGAACGCACTTTAGTTATAACATTAAAGGCATAGACGTTTACACGATCGGAGCGGGCGTTGATGAACTTGTTTATTGTGATACTTACAATAGCTTAATTGACGCTCTATCAGGAATGCAAAATTTAATCTTTATGATCCAGGATGCTAAAAGAAAGGATATTAAAATATTATGACTAAAAAAGAACTAAGACAAAAGCTTTTAAAATATTATCAAAAAAACATAGATAAAAAAATAAATAACAGAATAATGCCATACAAGTTTCTTGACTTGTACGCACTCGGATTAAAAGAAAATAACTTCTTTGCTTTAGCTATGAACGAGCTATCACAAAAAGAATGGTACACGGGTGCATTGCAAGCGTGTTACCAATTCGAGGACGATTTTAAGGAGGTTTATAACTTATGAGTTATATTAAACCTAAATCAATCCAAGAGCAGCAAGAAGAATACACCAAAACAAAAGAGGTTATAGACCTCTTCAATCGCTTTTGTGAAGATCAAAAAATGCCTGAGTATAAAATCTATAGAAACCTGATTGAAGAAGAAACAGACAATCTTATAAACCAGTTTAATAAAAGTGAATTGTTTGATGTTGTGTACTTCTCTACGTTGGAGGGTTTATACAATACTGAGAATTATTACGTTTGCTATAACTCAGAAGAAAGAAGGCTTGAAAGTTTCGATAATTTGGAATGTCTAAAGCATGTTGAAGAATTTAAAACACTTTTAAACCTACTAAAAAGAGGTGTAAAGCATGAATGATAAAATATATATTTATGCCTTTATAGGAAAAATATTCTTGAATATTATCGGTTATTCTTCTCTTGTTCTTCTTGTTCTTAGTATTGCTGAATACTGTTTAAGAGGTTAATACAATAATATGATTAGGTTATTATTGCTTATGATTGGTTTAGGTTTCTTCTTCAAGTTTGGAATATGGATATTGATTTCTATAATAATATATATAATTTACTTAGTTTGTAGAGTTAGATGTTAAAAAGTCTAGCTCTTTTTTTATTGCTTTCAGCTGGCATTAACATAGCATAACTACACCACTTATAAATTATGCTTGAAGAGCCTTTGTTTAAAGGCTCTTTTTTTCTTCTTTTTATTCCTGGCATAAACTAGAATTGTTTAGTATAAGCCTGTTTAAATGCGTTCTAAGGCTCTTTAGCTTCTTCTTAGTCCTTTTATATTCTTTTTAGTTGTTTGCTCTTAGCGTGCGTTTATGAGCGTTTTATCGATATGTATTAATCATATGATATTCATATATTATTTGAAAAACGCAACAGAATTAAAGAGGGGGAGATATATATAGATACCCCCCTTCCGAGCCACATATTTTTTCAAACTCGATTAGCTTTAACTAACTACTTCAATTTAGTCAAAATTCTTAAAATGACAAAATTAAACAATAAAATGACTAAATTAAAATTGCAAAAATAAACATTTTAAGACGGATATTTGAGAATTTTTCACAAAAATAAGGTTTAAATGTACGGATTTAAGAAAATACACCCCCTTTTCTTGAAAAATCTTTTCCAAACACGAAAAAACGAACTCGAAAAAAATACACATGATTTTTGTGGAAAGTCCGTTTTCAAAATTCAATGTTAAAATTTTATATGTAGCAAGAGGTGTAATTTGAATGGGTGAATTAGTACAGAAAAAGACAAGGCAAAAGAACAAAGCACGTAAAGACAAGACCAAGACATACTCACAAATTCAGGAAATGAATCTTAAAGATCGTATCTTTATGGAATTTATGGAAACGTGTCCAGATGGAACAGTCAAAGATATGCAACAAATCGTCAAAAAATATAGACCTCAGGCAACCGATAGCGCTAATTATCTGTACGGATGGAAAGTTTTAAACGATTCAGATGTAAAAAATCGTATTTCCAAGCGTAATCATCACAGATTAAAGGCAAAACAGTTGTCCTACGAAGAAAAGCTCATGTATTTGACTGGAGTGATTATGGGAGATATCGAGCCTGATGCAGAAACAAAAGATAGATTAAAGGCTTTAGATATTGCTAATAAAATGGAAGGTGTCTACGTGAATAAAAATGTTAACATCAATCAGAATCTAACAATCGAGGACGAAAGAGCGATTGTCGAACGTAGAATCCGTCAGGTCTTGGGCGAACCTATCGATGTCGAAGTTCAGGAAGTATCGTCTGAAAACGTAGAGGAATAGTTTATTTGAATTCAATTCAGGAAAAGGTTGTCAAACTGTGCGAGAGTGCAGAACCCAAAGAGAACCTAGAGAAATGGACAAGAGGGTACATTCCTAAGCATTACAAGCGCATCAACATCGAAATGTCAGAAGCCAAACGATTAGCCATGAAAGGTGCTATCGAGGCTACAACGTGTTTTGAAACAAATCTGTACTTTACACAAGCCGTTATATTTGGGGCTGTTATCGAACACTACGAAACACATAAATACAATCAAATCGTTGTCGTTACAACTTCACAATATGGGAAATCGTATTTGATGGGGCAGATTGCTATTTATATCGGTGCGAACGGACATACTTTACAGGTCGCTGCCGGAACAGAAGCGACGACTCGCATCATTATGGGTCATGTTACAAAGCACATTCAAAATGCACATCAGGATATCAAAAGTAAATTGCTTGTCGACAATCAGGACAAGATCGAAAAACTGCAGACCTCGGTTTCCAAAGAAAAGCTATCCTTTAAAGGGGGAGGCTCAATCGAATCCATTACCTTAGGTGCTAGTTCAAGCGATGCCAAGAAGTCCAATCAGGCGATCGGCCGAGGTGGCGATTATATGCTTGACGAAGCAGGACTTGTTCCAAACGAAGCATATGTCGAGATAGGACGAAGAGAATTCTCCAATGTAGACGGAGAAAAAGACCTTTTAATTGAAATTTCCAACCCTCACCACGAGGGAATGTTCTACGACAAGCTAACAGAAGAAAATCCTCCTGAAGATACATTGATTATTTGGATGGATGTTCGTACTGCCATCGAAGAAGGACGAATACGAAATACACAACAAGTCGTACAATCTGATTTCTTCAAGGTACAGAGTACGTGTCAACGCTATTTCCTATGCGAGCTGGAAAATTATAGCGATGAATCCATGTTTTCTAATATTCGTTTGGACGATTCCCCTTTACAAGATGGATTTACGTACTTTTTGGGTGTCGACAGTGCCTACAAAGGAAAAGACAACATCGATGTATGCCTTTCCTGCATGGATTTATACAAAAATGTCCGTATTTTGGACATTATTACCATCGATAAAGGAAAATGGGTGGATGGAAAGACCTCAGACAAGATTATTAAAGCCATTTTAAGAATACAAAGACGGACAAAAGCCAAGGTTATCTGTGTCGATATCGGTTGGGGTGTCTATATTGTCGAGGGTTTAGCCAAATATGCATCGGATTTTAACGTTGTCGGTATCAACTTTGGAGCAGGAACAACGAAAAAACGCAAGGAAAACAACCATTATTCAGCAAAATACGGAGCAAATATGCGTGCCGAGATGTATTTGGATATGCAACAACTCATGGACAACGGAAAATTGACAATGACAACAAAAGTTGCCAATATCCTGAAAAATCAGATGCAATATACCAAATCCACAGTCAAATCAGGTGGAAAAATCGCCATTATTCCTAAAGACGAGATCAAAGCCAAGATTGGAAAGTCACCTGATGAATTGGATTGTTGCGTTTTATCCGTTCATTCAATTATGTTGTATAATATGAATGGAGGAATTTATGTTTATACACAAAACGAGTAGGAGGAAATAAATGTCGAACAAACGAATTTATAAAAAAAGACAAAAATTATCGACTTCTCCTAAAAGTCCTTCAACCTTAAAACCAAGATACAACGAAAACGATTGGTCGCAAGCCGAGTTAATCCTAGATCAGTTGTTAGAGTGTAACACTGTTTGCAAAAACGGATTCACGCTTGTTAAACATAAAAATGAGTTTGAAGAAATCGAATGGATGACAAATAACTTGCCAACTCTTCCTTATGTTATCGATAATTACCTGAACTTCATGTTCACAAACAAATTGACAACAGGGGATGAAGAGTTAGACAACAACGTTTTGAATCCTTTTCTTTATAAGCTAAATGCAAAAGGGGTTACCAATTATTCGGTGCTTAGAGATTCCATTCGAGATATGATCTTGTATGGAAAGCGTGGTATTCGATGG